AAGCATGCCCACCAAGGAAGATTGAACCGGTAATGTTCGGCATATTGAACTTTACGATTGCTTCCGGGAAGTAGGTAGTGCCACTAGAAATAAACGCCGTATCCGGCACCAGATCAACAATACGCAACGGATAAGAAGCCGTTACATCAGGTGAAACAGTTCCTGACGCACTCAACAAGATGGCTTGTTGAGAATCTAATGTAGTGGTGTTAAGTGTGTTAGCCACCAATACTGCGTTATTGTTGATGTTGCTATAAGTCAAACCAGAAGTTGTCGAAACAACTGTGGTGCCGGTAACTACGGCGACTTGGAACAACTGATCTGGATCTTCACAAACAAAGGCGGTGATAAAGGTGTTTGCCTTTACCGAAGTACCGCTGATCCATGCTTGCGAGAAGGTCGGTTGACCGGTTACAGACGAAACAAACTGACATCCTAGAAAGACGCCAGCAAAGCCTGTTGCAGGTGCAGTCGTTGTCGAAGTCGAAACCGCAACGGTACCGTCGTTAACAAAAATAACGGGGTCGCCAAAACCAATGCTTGAAGCACCGGATGCGATACGACGTTGACGAGTAGCACCGGCAAAGACCTGACCACCGATCAAATTGATCGGCTTTAGCCCATAGGGCTTGTCTACAGTCGGGTAAGCCATTTGGAATTACTCCTTAGATTGTTAAGATCCGCGCCCAAATGTCGTCTTGGATGAACGCTCTTTAAATAGCGGCATCCTCGGATCATTCTCGCGCATGAATGAATTATCAACTGCTTGCATTTGACCTTCAGTTTGCTTTCCGTAAAAAGCATTCCGTTGATCTACAAAATCAGTTGGGGTTTTGCAGAGCATTAACCCGCCCACGACAATGTTGTCTTTAAACCGTTGATTATCACTATCAAGGTAAAGCTGCATTTCGGGGTGATCTGTTGCACGCACGGGTTCCCAACCCTCACGGAGTTTTGCTGACACATTAACTGGATCAGATTGACCAAGCGTACTCACACGAATCCAACGATATTTATATCCTGATTCTTGTTTAGGTTCAGGAAGCAGTTGGGGTGGACGCCAGTTTTCGGGCCGGACATACTTTTCACGGGTTTCTAAACTACGGTCGTTTCTATTCTCAGCCATTCTGTGACCTCATTTCTTTCAAAGCATATTGAGCATAAAGTTCTAGTGGTACACCTAATCGTTTAGCCATTTGCACCTGACGGGGTTCAAGCCTTAACTTTTTAGGAGCGGTAGAACGTGTCGCGGAAGCAACTACACTGCTGGGTTTTGCACGAGGTTTAGTATCTATTTCAACTTCCTCGGAATCCTCGAATTTCTCCGGGAACCTCTTACGCATTGCCTTGTTTATCGCGTCATAATACTCATCACTCGACGGATTAACTCCTTGTTTGACTAGTCTTTCATGCACGCCCAAAGCGAGGCTAGTCATTTCCTCGTCCGCCCCAAACCAATCATTTTCTTGTTGCCAAGATACTGCTTTTGGATCAGGTTTTGGTCTTTGTGCGGGTAATGGTTCACGTTGTACAGGTTTTTCTTCAGCTTGTAAAGTGGGTTTGAAATTATTAACCCTGTCTAACTGTAGTTTTGCAGCTACAAGGGCTTCCTGTGCGGCTACGAGTTCATCTGAATCTGCGTTTTCATAAGCGGTTTTATATCGCTTTTTAGCCGTATCAAGATCACTTTCAGCCTTTGCTTTTACAGACCCAACTAATAAATTAGTATTTTGGCCCAGACTATCCTTGAGTTTTTTATTCTCTTCAGCAATCTGACGAGCAAACAAAATGGCTTCTTCACGTTCCCGCTCTGCTTCTTCAGCTCGGCGTTTTTCGTCGTGATAACCCTTACTAAACCGTTTTAGACGCTTACGAACGCTTTCTTCGTATTTGTCTAATTCTTCGTCTGTGGGTTCTGCCATATTGAACTTTTCAGGATCAATAGGCGGTTTAGTTGATTTATTAGGCTCTTCTTTTTCTTCAGAATCAACAATCTCAATCTCGATTTTCTCTTCTTGAGATTCCTCGTTCTCGTGAGGAAATTTAAATTCTTTTTTCTCAAAATCAGCCATATATCACCTCATACACGTTGAATGCCACGGGGATCTTCAACCACAGCTTCTACGGAATCGTCATTAATAATCCGAAACTCACGATCATGAATCTTGAGTCTGGTGCCTGTATTTGCACGAGTAATAATAAAATCTCCCGGCTTGCACCACGGTCCTGTGGGGAAGCGATTGAGGTCGTTATAAGCCATATCACCTAGTGCTACAACAAAAAGTATATTACTCAATAATTCTTCAAACTTCACTGTTGCATCAGCTTTAATGATTCCGCTATCAAACTTATTTTCTATGTTAGGCAACGTACAGAGTATTTTGTACCCCCTAACTTGCGGTAGCTGCCTAGCTTTTTCCTGCGCTTCTTCTATTACAGCTTGAGCTGTTTCAATCATCATCAAAATCCTTATTACGTTGCACGAGGTCAGCTATCTCACTTTGAGCCGTGCGGAGACCCCGGATAATTCCGCACAATTCACGGTAGTGGGGATAATCCTTGCACCCACCTTCTGCCATGAAATCTTCTAATTCTCTAATTTTTTTATTGCATATATTAAACAGGTGATCCAGAGTTAGTCGGCCCACGTTTACTATCCTTCATCATAGATTTTAAAATATCAGCCTGTATCTTCTTGTCATTCTGCTGATTCTGATTGACCAGCCTCATGCCTTCTTTCTTCGCATCAACTGCGACGCGCTGCTGTTCAACCTGCAATCTCTGACCAGCAAGTTGTGCGTCCATCATGTCCTTATTGGCCTTGCGCTGCTGCTCCATAGCCTTGATCTGCAACTCCTGCTGCTGCAACTGGATGAGTGGATCTTGTGCCTGTTGTTGAGCCTGCTGTTGTGCAGCCTGTGCTTGGTGCATCTGCTGGAGCATGGGTGCGGCCTGTGCCACATAACGCGACACAATAAGTTCATCCTGCTCTGGAATATCCTCATCCGGTGCAGGTAGTGCCGCTCCGACTCTCTGCTCCATCTCCACGCGATACTGGAACCCAACATGCTCAGCAACGTGAGCCATAAGTGCCGCCATCTGTTGCTGATAAACAGGATTCTGACCTAGTGTTTGTTGAATTATCGGGTCGTTCTTAAACGACATATGCGTCGCAATATGTGCTTGATGATCCTGATAGATAAACGCTTTAACCGGTTTATTCTTAATAACATTCATATTCTCTGTAACAGGGTCTTGAGGCTTGGCATCATCTTCTATCGGCACGAGCTTATCTGCGTTCTTAACACCTAATACCTCCAGCATCTGCCTGTGTAGCCGTGGCATGTCGTAGATCTGTGGTGCACCTTGAGCCAACTGAAACACTGCTTGATACTGGGCGACTTTCTGCGCCATCGTTGAGGCATTCGGATCCGACACAGGGATAACCTCCACCATGTCATAGTCCGACTGCTTAATCTGTGGTGACCCATCTTCTGGGACATAGCTATAGTCAGGTGACGTATAGTCTTTAATAATCTCTTTTAACAATTTAAATTCTTCACGCATAGCGGCGTGAACACGGGCTTGTACTGCGCCCATGACTTTTAACTGACGTTCTAGTATCGCTAACGTTGTACCTACTGGAGCTTGTGCAGACATATCACTGACTTTTAAATCAGCAATAGATGCCATGCGTCTGCCTTCTTCTGTTATACGATCTAGTAAGCCTGCAAGTACAGCCGACGGCTCCTTGTACGGGAGCATCATAATGTTATCTTTAATAGAGCCACTGGGTACATCTACGTCCCTGAACTCTCCGGGTGCAATCGGTGTATCGTCACCTTTCACCCTCAACCCTCTTGTTTTCAAGCCTCCCGGCAAGTTGGATAAGGTTCCGGCATCGACAAGCTGTCGAATTAAGAGGGTGCCCGTCATAGCGTATCCGCCGACGATGTGGATAAGCCCAAAGCCATAGGCTCCAAAACCGGGGACGTAGATGTAATGGACAAAGTGCTGGCGTGCACGTTGTTTGGAATCATCGGGCTTCCAGTTCCTGCGTACAGCAAGAACCTTATTTGTGCCACGATCAATTGTTACAATGTACGGAACAGCTAACCCATCAGGGCTATCATCTTCAAATCCCGGCAGTTTCATCAATACGCCAATCTCAGCGATAGAATATCTATCGTCATCACTGACGCGAATGCCCTCTTGTTCAGCCTTTTTCTTCTCAATATCCGTCGGGATATTCATCGGCTCACCAAGGTCTATATCTCTATAAAAACCTTCACTCTGGAGCCTCTCGATTTCGTTTTTAGTTTTACGCATCAAATGAGCTATGCGCTCTGTCATAAACGTATTTGTAGTTCCAAACGGTAGAACAATATCTTCTGCTGGAACAAACAACGAAATCTGCCGACCAAGCGCCGGATCGTAATAAACTTTTTTGAACGCACTACCTGCCAAGGCGAGCGAATACAACATCCGCTCATGCTCCGATCTATATTCAGGCATCTGCTCTGTAAGTCGATAGTTCATATCCTGCCGTACACGGTCGGCAGCATCTTCGTTTTCTTTGGTAATCTGTCCAATAATCTGCGTCTTAACTGGACCCCCCGCAGGGAAAGTTTCCATAATTCCTTCACTCTGGAAGCGAATCGCAGCCTCGTTCAGCACAGTAGAAAATACCCCACAAGCCCCATCCCAAGGCTCAGTCATATCTTCATAACGATTACCAAGGACATCCAAACCTTTAACATACATATCAGCCCAATCTTTACGAGCATTAATGTCGTCATCAATCTGTGAAATAAGTTCTGAGGCAATCTTCATCAACTCAGCCTCAGTCATGTGCTCGGCTAAGTTAGCATTAAAATCAACTTCCTCTTCCCCCGGCTCAATCTCAATCTCTACGCCATCTATACCAATAGACACACTTTCAGGATCGACAATTTCGATCTCTACAGCCTCTCCACCCAGACTATCAAGCCCTTGTGGAATCTCGTATAAACTTTTTGAAATTGCCATGATTTATCCTGTGCCTAGACGTAATACCCGCGCTTTTGCCGGTACCCTTTAAAATAATACTGCTCTTCCTGTTCATCAGACGGCAACCTAATAAACCCGCCTTGTCTGAATCGCATTAATGCTAAAGTCGTAGCATCCACCAAATCATCGTTTGCCCCGCTTGGAAAGTCGTTACATTCTTCTACAACTTCCCTAGCCCACCGTCTATCCGGTGCCCATACAATACCAGAAGCAAATAAATCAGATACAGCGTTTACCCTACTTATCTTATCTTGCCCTTTACCCGGAGTAAACTCACTTACTGGGAGTCCCATGCGACGTAACTCCTGATATAACGCCGCCCCGTTAGACTTTTTCTCCACAATGAAGGTATCCGGCTCCCATTCTTTAAACATCTCAATGACTTTTTTCTTGAGATCTGGGAACTCCATACGCTGTTTTATAGCCTCTAACAAAATAATATTAGCGTTCTGGGATTCATCATTCTCAAATACGCCCCACACCAATATGGCGTTATAGTCTGCTCTATTGTTTGTTTCTTGCGCCGCATCAAGCGACATAATTAAATAAGTACATTTCGGTGGCTCATCTTTATCCCAAACATTCCACCATTCCCGCTTAATTAACGCCCCCTCTTCAGAAGTGGGCTGCTGCATATACTGAGCTTGCCAATACCGGGGGTCTAAGGATGCTTTCTTATTTAATAACTCATCAATATCCCAAAACTCAGGCCAAAGCGGTTTACCAGAAGGCATAATCGCTGGAAACTCAACCACTTCCCACGACTCAGAATCGTCATTTTTCTCCATGTGATTGACAATCTGCCCCGTTAAATCAAGCTTAGACCACCTTGTCATCACAATAACAATCGCCCCTCCGGGCATCAAACGCTGAATAGGGCCGGATTGGAACCACTCCCAAGCAGGTAAAAAAACATCTGCTCTACCCTGTTTAGCCTCTTGTTCGGAGTGGGGATCATCAATAATAAATAGATCTGCACCCCGTCCTGCTAGTGCACCCCCCACACCAATAGCGAAATACTCGCCATTATGGTTTGTACCCCATCGAGAAGCTGATTTTGAATCTTGTTGTAGCTCAATTTGCGGGAAAACGGTGCGATATGGATCACTTGCCACCAGATTTCGGACTCTTCGACCGAAATTCACGGCTAAATCTGCCGTATGGGAAGCCATAATCACCTTTTTATGGGGGTATCTACCCAAAAACCACGCCGGAGCGAGATAAGAAATTAGTTCTGACTTGCCATGACGAGGTGCGATATTAACAATCACACGTTTTTTGCGTCCGTAAGCAATATCTTCGAAGATTTTGGCTAATCTACGGTGGTGTGGCCCCACTTTATAGCCGGGATAGACTTGTTCAGCAAACTTTAGGAGGTCTTTTTGAGCCTCCTGTTGCTTTAATCGGTTCTCATACTCTTCCAATAGATGCAAAACCTCGCGTTTTTCAGCGGGTTTCATCGTTGGAAGAGCTTTTTTAAGCGCGAGTACTTTCTGTGGTGTAAGCATATTCGGTTTGGAGGGAAGTTTGCACCTCTTCAACCTCAACTACATCATCGTCATCTACGTCAATTGTAAATTTATCTAGCTTTTCTAATAATGCACGCTCAATTTCTTCTGTAGAACGATGCTGAACTGTAATCTCAGTCCGTCTCTTGAAGGCATCAACGCCATCAATTTCACCTAAAGCTCTTAAAGCTTGAATACGTACTTTAGCATCTTTATTACCCGTGTCCTCTATAAGTTTATTAACAACAAATAGCTTTAACTCAGCTAACTCGTTAACAACCATAACATCATATTGGGACACCATACCTGCTAAATAAGCAATTGTCTCGTTGGGATAACGAGTTAGATCAATAGGTTTGTTATCTACGGCATCTTTAGCAGCTTCACGGGCTTGAGCCATATTCTCCTCTTTAGGGACGATTGGCTTGCCGGTTAAATCAGAAAGCAGCTTGATGGTATTAGCCCTAACCTCTAGTTCTTCTTTAAGCGTCATGGGCGGTAAAGCCTCTGCCATAGAAGGAGGTAAGGGGATGTTTGAATCTATGTCGAGGAGGAGTGCACTCATAAGGTGAATATATAACAAATATGGAACCAAAAGAAAAGGGGGGGTATTTGG